TTGACAATTTTATAAGATTCAAATTCTTTAATACCAATTGAATCACCTCTCTTATATTCTGTGAACTTAATGTCTTTACCCTCTTGCTTTTCTCTATACTTAACGTATGCAGAGATGCCTTGGTCGCTTACATCTAGTGAGTACTTGTCCAGACTTCTAACATAGATGCATAAATCTTCAAACAGAGGATGATGCTTACATGTTTCTAAGATAGAAAGGGTCCTAATTGCGAAGTAGTCCTTTCCACTAAGATTGTCCTCCTTAGATATATCTGTAAATCGTTCAAGATAGACTATTCTAAGTAGAGCTCTATACGTAGAATAGATTCCTCTAATGATATCTTGATTTAGTTCGTCCTTTATGACATAATCTCGGTGATAGAGATTTTGGAGATATACAACGTAATCTTGGGATATATAGGACTTATCGTCATTTACGTCGACTCCATATTTCCTGAAGTGGTCTTTGAATGACTCAGGATCAGATACAGCGTATGCGCCATCATCACCTTGTTGTTGATCAAACTGTATTTCTTCAGTACTATAGTCTTGAGCTACAAAATGTTGCCAAACTGAACCAACTTCATTAGTAAAAGCTGAACCAGAAGGAATTCCGTGATTACCCTTAAGAATCTCATACGGTGTCAAAAGGGGAACAGTAGTAAATCTATACTGCAATGCAGAAAGTATAGAAGTATACTGCTTTTGAAATAGGGAACGGAAATATACGTTGAAAACCCATTCGTGTCCACTAACTTTAACAGAATTATCGTAATTACTAAAATCTATGCTCAATAGATATAGATTACGTTTTGTAGCATATAGAATTAGTTTTGTTATAGCTTCATCTATATCGTCGGCTTTTCTAAGCGCCGCTCTCCACGGTAGAACCTTTTGATACGTAAGAATAGGTCTATAGAATCTCATCTCTTCAAGGACATCGTCAAGATTGATACCCCATACAGTTCTGGTCTTCTTATTTTCTTGCGTTCTAGTAAATAGTACCGCAGGCCAAACATTTGTTTGATTCAATTGTACATTGGAATCTAGCACTTTACCCTTCTTAACCATGTAGGGAAGACCTGCACTAGTAGACCTTTTAATGTATTTCTTGGCGTTTTCTTCACTTAGCGGTAATAACCGATTAAAAGGAATAGGTTGATAAGCGATTTTGCTGATATTAGCCTCATCTTTAAATGAGTCGAAAACACTATCCTTACGTTCACTCCAAGGTACAGCTATTGATCTTGGGCCATATTTAGAACGATTATTCTCCTCTATTCCGAGCAAAACATCGTTGATTTTCGATAGATTAGCTTGGAAAATTTTATCCCAACCTTTGAGGATATTTTCTGGTCCGGCCTTTTCAGCAAAGGGTGCTATAAGGACGTTGTCATTACCTGAAACTATTCTACCTAGTAGAAGGCTAACTTTAGTTAAAGCATCTCGCTTTAATCCCATTTGGGAAAGTTCTCGTAATACAGTCATTGATATCTGAAATAATTGAGTGAGGTGTGCACCAGTAGGGCATCGAGTGCGATGCTACAAATTTGACTTTAGCCACACGTCGATAAAATATTATAAGATGTTCGTCAGTCATCAAATATTTAATGATAAACATAAG